CCTTGTTCTTGTCTGTGGACCTTGCCTTCGCTGTCCCCATGAATTACAAATTCGTTTTGGCCAATGTAACCAGAGTCTGCACAAGTAGCAGTTATACCTAAAAGCTGACCAAATTCAAATGCAATTCCACCACCAGAGCTTTGGCGTAACGCACCGATTACTCCGTTTGACTCTGCGGCACTAAATAAGATTCTAAATTGTGATTTAGAGCGAATAACAACAGAGTTTAATGTCGTCAGTACCTGTGTGCTTTGTAGATCGTTAACTAGAGATTGAATGTTTTTAGAAATTGTTTCTAACTCTACGTCACCGATCCGATCCGTACCAGACACGGGGCGTAAGCCATCAGGCCCTAAGAAGAGTAGATCACCGCCAATCTCAATTACAGAATCAGGGGCAACACAACCTAAGTTGTCTGTGACTTCTTGTACTGTAAAGTCTGCAATGCTTGAGCCAATAATCTTTTTAATCTGGTTTGTGCCAAAGACATACAACTCGTTACGGAATTTCTTGAGTTGGACTACATCAAAGCCCATGTTAATGGACCCTGCACCGTTGGCTACAGCAAAGTCAGTTTCATCTAAAGGAGCAGAGAAGTACACAATTGAAGGTTCTGCAGGATCACCTGCTAAGAACATGTGACTTGCAAACTCACTCGCATACGTAGGGTCAGTCGGAGCATTCGCATGTGTGATCTGTACGTACGATGTGCCGTTGTAGTAAGCGGCAGGGTTGACACCATCAACCAGTAAGATGCGAGGCTCAGTCCAGTTGTACTTAACGAAGCGGACCTTGTCTACGCCTGTCATTGTAGGACTACCTGCAGTAGTTATCGTATCCCAGCTATCTGTGCCGTCATTCCAAGCGTGTAGGTAATTGTTACCGGAAGAAGGCGTACGGCATGCAAAGATACCGTCATCAATGCCGTTAGCAACACAGACACCTAGAGTGGAACCTGTACCGGGTAAACTAGGAAAGGCATTAGTGAAGCCACTAATACGTCTGTAGCCACCTGTTACAGCAGGCTCGTAGTTAATCAGACGAGTCGCACTACCGGGTTGTTGTTCACCCTGAGACAGCAGGTCACGGTTGGTGTTAAGGCCACCCTCACAATAGACTTTGAATATCTCAAGATTATCAGCCATTAGCGGCTAACCACCCGTTGATAGAAGTTAGGGATGATATAGGTAGAGCGTACGTCAATCGGGTCATCCAACAACAGACGACGCATCATACCAATCCCATCACTGTAGTTATTCTGATGGATCATGGCACTTTGTTCATTAGATCTAAAACGCATCATGTACGCCATAGCACCATCAATGATGACGTGCTTAAAGCGATCAGGAATAACAGGAGTATCGTCGAAAGCAGTTAGATCTGCAGGGAACGACCAATACTTGTATTCTAGTTCGTATGTCTCATCAGGGATTGGGCTAAGGCCATACTTAGTTTCCTGTGTCTGATAAACACGAATTGGTGCGGCATAGGCACCTGTGCCTCCCACATCATCTTCTGCCCTGAAACGATCTAAGTATTCTGCGTACGATAAAACATCTAACTGTGTTGGATAGTTATTTGCAGAAGTTAATCTTTTAAGGTAGAACGATTCCCAATCTACAGAAGACATATCTGCTTGAAAATCATACTCTTGTGTACCTACAACCAGCGTCTCTGTATAAGTTGTAAGCGTGAATGGCCACTCCTGTGCAGATTGCAAAATGCCTCTGATTGAGGCATTGACGGCATCTTTAGCGAGAGCTTGAATGTTTCGTACATTCGGAAAGTCATCTTGTGCGACCGTGACTTCATTCAAGCGACGAAGCAGTTCATTTGTAATTGCTAAGTATGTGGCCACTCTTAAAAATCCTCGTGGTATCGCATGACAGTCGTTTTACGGATTGTCTTGATTTCATCTTGGGTAGTCATGATGATTGCAGAAATACGATCATAACCTTTTGTGTTTGCAAACTTACAGCGATTGCTTCCTGTACCGCATACGTAAGGCTTGGCTCGTTCTTTCAATTCATCTGCAAACTTAGGATTCGGAAAATCCCCGTTTACTGCGTAATGATCAATTGGCCAAATAATGATCGGCCATTCCATCCCGTTTTCAGCAAGGGATGTGTGTAATGCTTTCTGGAATTTGGGGTCCATCTCAGACGCTACGTCAAGCTTCCAATAAATATCATCTATATGTATTAATTGAGATGGGAAGTCAGGGACTTCGTTATTCGCTATCAAATCCATGTTCATCAATTCTTTTGCAATACTGCATAATGTGAAGTTTATCTACTGAGGTAGCTACTTCAATTGCAGTAATACTGTTATATCCATGAGCGACAGCGTATGCAACACGATTGTTGCCTATATAACAAGAATAAGGCGTTCTATCACCTTTCTTGACGATGACAGGCCACCTTAGTCCTTCGGATGCAATTTTTGCATGGATTGCTTCAACGATACTTGGGTCTCGTCGAGCATCTGCGTCTGGGCCATACTCAAGATCAGTGATATCAAGTTGAAAATGAATATAGCCCGGAACAGAGTATTTAGAAGTCAAAGGTCGGGGGCTTTCGCCCCCTTCCTCGTACTTCATTGGCTGATTAGGCCAATTGGTCACGATCTACTTCAGTAGCTTCGTCTGAACCTGCACTGTTGACATCAACAACACAAGCGTAGACACGCAGGCGACCTTCGGTCAAAGAACCAGAGTAAGCAAGAGTTACGTCAATTGTATCTGTAGTAGATACTAACTGAGTAAACGTGCCTGCATCTGAGTCGTTTGGTCCACCGTTGGTACCAGCGGCTAAGAAGCCAGTAGAAGAAACGTCTCCACCGTCTACGATAGTGTCAGCACCAGCAAAGCCGATATCGGCAAGAGGTGATGTACCATCAAACGCTTTCTCAACTTCTGCACCTGCAAACAGAACCATTGTTCCAGCAGGGATCTCAAGCAATTGATACACATCGCCAGTAGTCTGGGTAACATTATTCTTAACCAGATTGTCGATGTCTAAGATTGCCTCGACCAAACGCATAGGATGGCCAGTTGAGTGTGCAGAAGGTAATGCGGCAATTGAATCCGCACGTTCTGTACTAACTGTTGACCCGGAGGTCATATCATAAGTTGCCATGATTAATTACCTCCTATTAAGCGGCGTTGTAAAGGGCAGTAGCGACAGCTTCTGGACGAAGAATCTTACGGCCATACAGGTTCATGCCACGGACGATGTCTGCGAATGAATCTGGATCACGGTATGTTTCAGTCTTAGAGATCTGCTGTGCAGTAGCAACGGCAGAGTCATGACCAGCAACAATCACACCAGCATTGGCTTTCTGGTTAGCAGTACCTGTAGTACCAGCACCAGTACCCAACTTAGGCAGGTTGTTAGAAACATATACACGGAAGCCATGCAGATTGTTCACGGTCAAGCCATTCTGGAGACCTGCACCACCGAAGTCTGAATTGAGAAGACGCGAATCTTCGTCCTTCAAGATTTCCATGAATACTGGGTCAATGACCAACCAACGTCCTTCAGTATCAACAAACTGCTGATCCAACAAACGAGCCATACGAGCAATAACCTGCAAAGGTGAAGCAGTTGCTGTTGGGAGCGAAGACGCACCCGGCAAACGTGCCGCAACAGGAATTGAGTAATCGTCGTCATCTGTATCAGATGTAGTGATGTTACCGAAGTCAGCTTTGAACAACTTCATAGAAGCAAGCAATTCGTCAGAGCCAGCAGTGTCAACAGCCTTAGAACCAGATACTGTAGTGTTTGCAGTATCAGCGGCGGCGTTGATCGCAGACTGAGTGTAACCAGACAGATAGCCAAGAACTTCTTGGTCATACTGGTCACGGAGACGATAACCTGCACGATCTGTTGCCAGATCCATGAAGTTTACGTGGCTGTGTGCTTCTTCGATGTCATCCATCTTGAAAGCAAAGTAGTGAGCTTGATCAACAACAAGCGTGAAATCTTCGTCGTCGATATCTTGTGGTGTAATCTGTACGCCACGAGCATATTCTTTAACTGTGATTTCTGGCTCTTTGATGATACGAACTGAGTCGCCATAGTTAGCGATCTCACCGAAGTAGTCTGAGTTAGTGACTGCTTCTACGATTGAAGACTTACGGAAAGCCTTCTGAACTTTTTGGCTGTAAATTACAGGACTAAAATTACCGTTTGGTAGATTCCCGTAACCAGCGGCGGTTTGAAATGCCATGGTAGTTACCTCCTAGTCAGGCATGTGTCTATATTTAAATAGATTACGTCTGACCGCTTTCAGAGGCTTGCATTCATAAGGTGGCTTATTTTATTCTACCGGCCAAAGTAAAATAAGTAAGCGGCTTATTACAGGCAAGGTGTTCTTGACACGGCTGTAATCTTTTTATTGTTGCGGGTTGTCCTAGAGTAGGGGCCGCATTATGAGAATAAATAAAGGTGTATGTATTTATTTAAAAAAGTCAACACTTTTATTTATCTTGCACCGGCTGTCATGTCGTACACGAACTTACCAGCTTGCATTGCTTCAATAATTGCTTCCTCATGCTTCTCATACTCATGAGGTCTTAATGAAGCAACACGACTCTCACTCCACTCTCCAGCAGGCCGTGCTGAAGGCGAAGATGAAGATCCTTTCTTAACTGCTTTAGCGGCTTCTTTCTTCAATTCAGAATCAGAACGCTTTTCAGCAATCATTCCCATGTCCGCTTTGTACAGGTCAATCGCCCGTGCGGCGGCAATGGCATCATTCTCATTTTTATACAGGGCATCCTGTAAGTAGGATGGCTGTTGGCCAACCCAATCGTGGAATTGCTTTGTAGAACGGATTTGATCAAAGTCAGGGTGCAGGCGTTTTAGCTCATGCTCTGCTTTCTCTCGTTCTAGTTGTGTTTTCATTTTGCGGAGATCTGACATGCTCTGCTCAACTTCATGTGAAGCTTCACGGGCACGTTTCTGTGCAATTGAATCGACAATCTTAGCAACCTGTGGGTACTTACTGGCCCACTCTTCAATTTCTTCTTCCGATGTTGGAAGGGTAAACTCTTCCTTTTCTTTCTCTTGGACGAGTCGCTTTAAATCTTCTAGTTCCCTGTCTTTAGCTTCGACAGTTTGTTGCATATAGCGGCGTAAATCGCCATAACGCTTTTTAAAAGTTTCTTCTTCAGATCCTGAAGTTTCTGCAGTAGCTTGCTCAGTTGATTCTTCAGCTGTTGCATTAGTTTCGACATCATCGTCATTTCTACGCTTATATTTAGCCATTGGGTTATCCTTTTAGCTGGGGGCCTGTTGAGGGTGGCCCATATGTCTGCTTTAGAGGCGCAGTGCCTTATCGCAACTTATTGCGAATCTGTTGTGGGGACATGCCTTGACGGACCATGTCCTTCATTTGAGAATTCAACATTCCGCCCTTTGCCATCGGTGTAGCTTCAGGGGCCATCATGCCTTCTTGTGGTGTAGCAGGAGTTGCAGGTGCTGGAGCGGCAGGCTCTTCTGGAGAAGCCATATCAATCTGAGAAGTAAACCCAGAGACTAACGACTCACCGAGTAGTTGATTCATTGCAATCACACCATCACCAGAAAACAGAGGCTTGATCGCTTCCTGTAGTTGAGGTTCCATTGCATTGAAGTTAGAGACCATAGAATCTACTGTTAATGAACTAGGCTCATCCCTACCACCTTCCATCGGCATATCAGGCGTAGGTGCGGCCATGCCGGTCATTTCACTTTTCATTTGTTCTTCAGTACGTGCCATGTTATTTGTTTCCTTT